TGATTGTTATTAACCTGTTTTTACTACTGCCTTTTCTCACCCTTGAACTTAATCCTAGTGTTTTCCCGCTAACCACAATCACACTATTAATACTAAACATATGGCATAAGAACGCAAGGTTTTTATTCGGTTTTATTCCACAATGTGAGAAAGTTTACAGTTGGCGGTTATAACTTTTAGTTATGGTTTCGGCTTTCTTTATACCCTAGGGTTTACCCTCGAAAATCGAGATCGCCTATCGTCTGAGGCTACCCCCTTACCTCATTTCAAAAATGCCTTGTATGGGGCTTTAAATGCGTTTAAATGGATTTTCACATTGTGAAATAATGGGTAATCACCTGATCGGCAAAATGGCATGATCTCGGCTCACCGCTAGATCGCCCCTCGCACCCGCATAAGTTAAATGCGTATATGCGTATTCACGCATATACGCACACACGCATATTGCACCGCAACATGATGCACCATATTGGTGCATTGTTTAAACGCACCGCCTGACCTATATGCGTGTATGCGTATATAAGCATACACGCATATTGCACCGCACCATCATGCACCATATTGGTGCATTGTTTAAACGGGGTGTATGTTGCACCGCACCAATGTTGCACCGCACCAATTAGGTGTTGCGTTTCACATTATGAAATCGCATCTCACAATGCGAAATAGGGGGCTTTTCCTAATTGTCGATACCCGCTTTTTAGACCCCCACCCCCCACGGCCCGGGGGCCCCACAGAGCGCAAGTTTGTATATTTTTGTAATTTTTAAAAAAGAAGTTGGACAAGTTGGACAATTTTGAAAGAAGTTGGACAATTTTTTATTTTTTAAAATCATAGACTTACTTGAAAAATTGTCCGACTTGTCCGACTTGTCCGACTTTATTTCACTTTTTTACTCACTTTAAAAAAAAGATAAATTTAATTGGTAGGGGAAAAGTTGCAAAGAAGTTGGACAAGTCGGACAAGTCGGACAATTTTGGAGCTAAGTATTTGATTGGATTAGATAAAAAAATGTCCAACTTCCCAAAATTTTTTAAATAAAGTCGGACAATTTTTTATTTTTTAAAATGGGACGCAAAGACCTAGTTCTTTGCATTAGTTAGAATATGAATGATTACGCATACCAAATCCAAGGTGCGCTAGAAAGCGTATCGGGGAGGTTTCGTGGCCTTAGAATCTTGGTATGTGATCTTTATAACTTTGACAGTGTAGATGTGCCAGTCGAGGTATTTGATAGAGAAACAGTAAAGTTTCTTGAATACCGATTAAGGCTAACCGAAACCATGGACATCAACCGTTTACCTATACCAATTCAAAACAAAATTCGAGCGCCGTTAGGGCGATGGCTGGACTTCTGGGTCCTCGAAAACTTCTATGGCAATACTAGCAAACCAAAAAGTACTAACCCTTGACTATTGGAAGCCAGCAAACAAACTGCAAGTTGGCGATTATATTTTTAACAAAGATGGACAAATTGTCCAAGTTAAATTAATCCAAGAGTACCGCGCCCAAACCTGCTATGAGGTTTTGTTTAACGACTACCTTACTGCCGCCGGGGACGATAAACTAGGATTTTTGGTAGAAACGCCAAAGTATCGCCAACGGGCGTGTGAGTACCAGGGTAAAAAAAAGTTTAGGCGCCCCTTAAAGTTTGTATCCGTGGATAAGTTGGTAGATACCAACTTAAAAAACCGCACAAACAGATTAATCTACTCAGTCCCAACCACAAAACCTTTATCTCTTCCCAGGCAAGACCTGCCGGTAGAGCCTTTTGTCTTTGGATTTTGGTTTTTTAACCAACGAGCTAACCGCAGCATGGCAGCACCCAGGGGTACTTCTAAGTTTGTGGAAGAAAAATTTAAAGACGCCGGCTACAAATTAACAACCGGCACAAAAATTAACACCGGCGAACGTGAATTTGTGGTAATTCCCAGCATTGAATCACAATTAGCACCAAACATACCCACAAAAATACCCGCAAATTACCTATTAGCCTCAGCAGAACAGCGCACCGAGCTGTTGCGTGGTATACTGTATGCAAAATCGCGTCAATATTCAAAAACAAAAGACCAATTTAGGTTTACGGCAATTAATTACGGGATTATGTTACAGATTCAAGGTCTTGTAGAATCACTTGGTCATAAAACTAAGGTACAGTTTGATGACACTTACAGGTATTACACGATTAGTTTTAAAAGCCGCACAAAGTTGGTTGAAAATCAAGTCTCGCCGCCCATAAAAGTGCACCAGGCTAGACGGTACATCACCAAAATAACACCAATTGCCGCGCAGATGTGCGTGCACATTGAAACAACCGGACAGGACAACAGCTTTCTCGTAGGAGAAGGGTTTATTTCATGCCATTAACAGACAAACAAGAACTTGAACTAAAAAAGTTCGCACAAGCACGCACGCATTGGCCTAAGGATCAACTTGCAGCCGCCGTTTGGCGGGTCAAGTGGCACCTACAGGCGCTACCGCACCAACGGGAGCCAGAAGATGGTGAGTATGATACGTTTCTTATGCTTGCCGGTCGCGGATCAGGTAAAACGCACACTGCTAGCCACTGGATTGGTATTCGGGCTTGGGTGTATGACAACACACGCTGGCTTGTTACCGCACCAACATCAAACGATATACGTGCAACTTGTTTTGAGGGGGACTCTGGACTTCTCAATATCATTCCCCCGTCACTTATACGAGACTACAACAAGTCCCTTTTTGAAATTACCCTTACCAACGGATCTCTTATTCAAGGAATCCCAGCCTCAGAGCCAGAACGGTATCGCGGTAAGCAATATCATGGGGCCTGGTTTGACGAGCTGTGTGCGTTTGATTACATCGACGATGCCTACGACGGTGTACAATTTACCCTTCGCCTTAAAGACCCACGCATCCCTCGGGTGCAGCAAATTATTACCACCACCCCCAAACCCAAAGAATTAATTGTCGATCTTAACGAAGGAAAAATAGGTGGAGATGTATACATATCAAACGCGTCGTCCTATGACAACCGAGCCAACTTATCAGAAACCTTCTTCAAACAACTTGAGACTTACGACGGCACTGATATTGGCCGACAAGAGATCTATGGTGAGATCCTTGACCCGGAACAGTCCGGTATTATCAAACGCAAACAGTTTCGCTTGTGGCCGGCGAACAAACCCACTCCGACGCTGGAGTATGTTATTGCGTCGTATGACCCGGCAACTTCTGAAAAAACTATGAACGACCCAACCGCCTGCACTATCTGGGGCGTGTTTGAACAACTAGACGCCGGCACGGCGATTATACTGCTAGACTCTTGGGACGAACATTTGTCATACCCCGAGTTGCGCAGAAAAGTAATTGACGACTTTAAGGAAGTTGTCTACGGCGCAGATAATGAATTTGGTAAAGGCCGTAAGGCAGACCTAATCCTAATGGAAGATAAGTCGGCGGGTATATCGCTAATCCAAGAACTCCAAGGTGCCGGCGTGCCGGTCAGGGGATACAACCCCGGCCGTGCCGATAAGGTGCAGCGGTTAAACATTGTCGCGCCCCTAGTAGCCAAAGGTAAAGTTTGGATACCAGAGGACAACAAACAAAAAGGAGAATACGCAAGCTGGGCAAAGCGGTTCCTTCGTCAGGTGTGTTCATTTCCAGAGGCAGGCGGGCACGATGATTACGTGGACTAATTGTCCCAGGCGTTGCGTGTGTTACGTGACTCGGGATGGATCCAACTTGACCCCCTGCCAGCTAGGGACTACAGTTATGCCGATGAGGACTATTCTAAGAAGTTTGTTAACCCTTACGCCCAATAGGGCGGAATACCTTTATTTATTGCATTAGTAGTATTATGAATCCTTTAAAGACCCCGCACCAAAAACTGATGGAAGATGCCGGAATGGCGCCTCATAGCCCGGGCATGCTAAAAACTCCTCAACAAATGTTAATTGAGGAAACCAACATAATTCCTAAGTTTGCAAAAGGAAAATCAGTAAAAGACATGCAAGCAGAGTTATTTGTGGCAAAATATTCTAAGGGAGGCCAACCTGCCGACCCTTATTCCCATCCAGCTTTAGTAAAAGCATTTAACCAGTTTTTCAAATAAAACATGGCAAATCCAATACTTCCTATGCAGACGGGTGCAAACCTGCCCGGTCTGGAAAATCAAGAAAACGTCAAAGAAGCTCAAATGCAAGACGTAGAGATGGACTACTACGAGGAAACTCTTGGTCTTGAACCCAGTGATGTTGAGTCGGAAGTTGTTGAGTTAGAAGATGGTTCCGTTGTTGTAAATTTTCAACAAAAAGAAGGCCCACGTAAAAACCCAGAGTTTTATGCCAATTTAGCAGAAAGCTTAGATGAAAGCACGTTGCTTGGTCTGGCAACTGAGTATCTTGACCTTATTGACGCAGACAAAGAATCACGCACACAAAGAGACAAACAGTATGAAGAAGGATTACGAAGAACAGGTCTTGGTAAAGACGCACCAGGCGGTGCCACGTTTGATGGCGCTAGCAAAGTGGTACACCCAGTTATGGCAGAGGCTTGCGTTGATTTCGCGGCTTCGGCAGCTAAAGAACTTCTTCCGTCAGACGGTTTAGTTAAATCAAACATCAAAGGCGAATCAA